TAAAAACTGTTCAAATGTCTAATGACAAGGGAACATGGTTTGGTTGGGATGTGTCGAAAGAAGGCCCCGTTAAAGATAAATCAGTCTACGACATAGCGAAACAATTTGCGGCAAGAGTTAGCAAAGGTGAAGTAGTAGCTAAACATAGTACTGAAAAACGTGAAGAAGCACCATTTTAAAAAAGATTCCGACACGTGTTTGGAAGGGGGCGGTAGCGGGAGACTTAAGCCGCCCTTTTTAATTATATGATAGAAAAATTTAAAAAAATATTTAACGGTTTACAACGAGCGCATGGTTGTACCCACGTTGAAAAAAAGAATGCAGATGGAACTAAACTTAAAGGTAAATCTTTTGTTAAACGTGAACCCGTCACCGATTTGTTATGGGAAAATCATCTCAAGGGCATTGAACCCAGTCTAGGGATCATTCCTATTAATGAAGAAAACAAATGTTGTTGGGGATGTATTGATATTGATAGCTATGCCAGCTTCAATCATAAACAATTATTAAACAAAATTAAAGCGATGAATCTTCCTCTCATTACTTGTAGATCTAAAAGTGGAGGAGCACATATCTTTTTGTTTACAACAGTACCTGTAGACGCAGAAATACTACGAAATAAGTTACTATCAATTAGTGCGGTGCTGGGATATGGAAATTCAGAAGTGTTTCCCAAACAAATAAAATTAAATTCCAAAGAGGATACAGGAAATTTTCTCAACTTACCATATTTTAATTCACAAAAAACAACAAGATATGCCTATTCAGAGAATGGAACAGCTGCTACATTAGATGGTTTTTTTCAAAACTATGAAAGAAATAAACTTACACCCCAAGAATTAGAAAATCTCGTTATTAAAAGAAAACAATCTGATTTTATTGATGGTCCTCCCTGTATTGAAACATTAGCTGCTGAAAAAATTGGTGAAGGAAAAAGAGATAATACCTTGTTTCATTATGCCGTTTACGCGAAAAAGAAATGGCCTGGAGAATGGAAAAATAAATTAATTTTATTTAATCAAAATTATATGGTCCCTCCATTGGATGATGCTTCAGTAGAAAGAATTAAACTACAACATGAGAAAAAAGAATGGGGATATAAATGTAAAGACGAACCCATGTGTAGTTATTGTGATAAATTTTTATGTAAAACACGGCCTTTTGGAATTGGAGGAGAAGTGACTTTTCCTCTTCTCAGTGATTTACAAAAAATTCTACTCGATAAACCTTATTATTATGTCAACGTCGATGGAGAAAGAGTTAGACTTGAAAATGCTGTGACGCTCTATGATCAAAGATTATTTCAAATAGCGGTCTTAGAACAAATTAATAAAGTCCTTCCTACAATTTCTAAAAAAGAATGGAAAAAACTTATTCAAGATTTGATGGATGGACGAGAAGACATTGACCCTCCAGCCGGCTCTTCAAAAATTGATCAACTTCAGGATCATCTTGAAGAATTTTGTACCAACCGTAGTTCAACAAGCGCAACCAAAGAAGATATTACACGAGGAAGTGTGTTTCAGGCAGACAAAAAACACTACTTTATCTTTGGCAAATTTTATCATGGCTTTTTAGCTAAAAAGAAATGGGATGAAAAACCTCAATTCACTCACCAAATGCTCAAAGAACATTTTAAATGTGCTGAAGATAGAATGATGATTGGTAAAAAGAAAGTATCCGTTATTGTAGCAAGCTCATTAGAAAGAATTGAAACTCCTTATATTCCTAAAGAACTTAGACCCAAGGATCCTTACTGATGAAAACAATCGTGTTAGGTCCACCAGGTACAGGCAAGACTACGACCATGTTAAATAAAGTAGATGATCATTTGAAAACAACGGACCCTAATAGGATTGGTTACTTTGCCTTTACTCAAAAGGCAGCTTACGAAGCTCGCGATCGAGCCATGGAAAAATTTAATTTAAGTGAGGATGACCTTCCTTATTTTAGAACCCTTCACTCACTCGCTTTCAGACGATTAGGAATTAAAAAAGAAAACGTCATGCAAAAAAGTCACTATGAAGATTTAGGAAAGCGCGTTGGTTTTCCAGTAGACTACATGGAATATGAAGACGAAGAAGGAGGAATTTTTGCAACTAAAAGTGATTACTTACGCATCATTCAACTAGCCAAGCTACGGAATATTTCTTTTGAAAGACAATACGATCTCAAAGAACATACTCAGGATGTAGAGTTTGATAAGCTCAGAATCCTAGCAAATGAATTAGAACGGTATAAAAAAGAATATACCCTTATTGATTTCAACGACATGATTTTAAAATTTGTAAAATCAGATGCATCACCAGCATTTGATGTCGTCTTCATTGATGAAGCTCAAGATTTATCACTGATCCAATGGGATATGGCGAAAAGTATTTGGAATAAATCCGGTGACTCTTATATTGCAGGTGATGATGATCAGGCTATTTTTAGATGGGCCGGTGCTGATGTGGACAGCTTCATTGCTCAGACGGGTAAAATTTTAAATCTAACTCAGTCATACAGAATACCACGGGCAGTCCATGACGTTGCCATGAAAATTATTGGTAGAGTTTCCAATCGTCTTGCTAAAAAATGGGAGCCTCGAACTTATGGAGGAACATTAAAAAGATATCATGACTTTGAACATGTTGATATGACGAAAGGAGAATGGCTCGTGCTCGCCAGGACGCGTTACATGCTGAATGAACTTGAAGAAACGCTTTATCAAAAAGGATTATACTACAAAAATAAATTTAAAAAATCTTATGAAGAAGATTTATATGAAGCGATTACCGATTGGGAAAAATTACGCCAAGGCGCATCTCTTGAATATAATAAAATAGAAAAAATTTTCAGTTTTATTAGTCCAAGACACTTGGAGAAAGAAAAAATGTTTGGAATGGTTAAAGATAGTTTTTACAATATTACTCAATTAAAAAAAGATTTTGGGTTAAGAACTGATGGAGTTTGGTACGAAGCGTTGGATGATGCTTCTTCCCGAAAAGTCGAATACATCAGAAAGATGAGAAGTAATGGAGAGGAATTAAATAAAAAGCCCCGCATTTTATTATCTACGATCCATGGAGTCAAGGGAGGAGAAGCCCAAAATGTTGTTCTCTTAACAGACTTAAGTCTGAACACACAAAAAGGATATGAAAGGAATCCTGACGATGAAAATCGATTGTTCTATGTAGGGGCAACCCGAACAAAAGAAAATCTACACATCATAGAACCAAAAGATTTTTATAAAAGTTATCAAATATGAGCGTATGGAAAAGACAGGTTGGTGGAAATCATTATTCAAAATATAAAATGCAGCCCAGTAAATTTGTAACCGAGAACAAGTTGCTATATCCTGAAGGTTGTGTTATTAAATATGTAGTACGACATCAAGATAAAGGAGGAAAGGAAGATTTAGAAAAAGCTAAACATATGATTGATATGATTATTGAAAGGGATTATACAGTCCCTAAAGAGAAAGAAGAAACTTGGGTAGAAGGGTATAGAAAATGGAAGAAAGAAAGATGTCCTCATAACTAATGCAGATTCCTTTGTTCAAACCTCAGACCGAATGGCTGCCCCCGGAAGAATTTCCTGATCTATCAGGGTACGAAGAAATTTCAATAGACTTAGAAACCAAAGATCCAGACCTCATTAAAATGGGTTCAGGCTCCGTGACAGGCAGAGGAGATGTGACTGGCATTGCCGTCGCCGTCAAAGACTGGTCCGGGTATTATCCCATCGCTCATGAAGGCGGAGGAAACATGGACCGGACGATGGTTCTCAAATGGTTTCAGGCCGTTCTTAAAACTCCTGGAGTTAAAATTTTTCACAATGCCATGTACGATGTGTGCTGGATCAGGCATCTAGGTCTCACCATACGAGGACGCATCATCGATACCATGATTGCCTGCGCTCTCGTCGATGAAAACCAATTGCGTTATGATCTTAATAATTGTTCACGACGATATACCGGTAAAGGAAAAGACGAAGCTGCACTTTATGCAGCAGCCAAGGAATGGGGAGTCGATGCCAAAGCAGAGATGTATAAACTTCCTGCACTTTATGTAG